ATTTTGTTCAGACCAAATAACTTGATCAGATGTCATTGGCATTTCAGCTCCAACCATTTTTAAGAATCCAGATAACGTACGGTTTCCGTAACGCTCTACTTCTGCTTCATAAATTTCTGGTAAATATTGCTGAGCAAAATCAGCAAAGTTTGCAGGAACGGCTCCTCCGCCATTGTTGTTCCATTGTAAATAATTTGTCGCAAGTAATTGCTGCGACTGTGATGGGACAATGCTCCCAAATTGTGGTAATAAACTCATAATTTTTAGTTATTAAACTTTTTAATTTTCAATTTTGACGAGTCCGCTCCAGAAACTGATTTAATCTTGTATGCTCCAAACCTTGCGCTGTCAACAGGTGCTGCTTTCCTAGCTCCTGACGATATATTATTAGATTTGTTTACAACATCTCTAATAGCATCTGCTTTGCCTTGTTCGTAAAAGTGATTCGCCATTTTATCTGCGTTTGCACCTGCATACAATGCTTTGTGATACCCTTTGGTATCCTCAACTACACCGTCTTTTCCAAGGAACTTCCCTATAAAATTACCGATGTCTGATTGTGTTTCTGCTACTTGTGAAGGGTTTTGTACACCATATCTAAATTTTTTATCACCTAATGTAAAATCGAAACCTTCGAAATTTTCATTAAGTAATTCATTAGTTTTAGCTTTAAACTTTTCATGGTTAGCTGTGTTTCTGTCCTGATCCTCTTTATAACGATTAAAAAAGTCCGATGCCTTCTGTTGATCTTCTGGAATTGTTGGTGACTTCAACTTGATGTCATCATAATACTTTTCCTTAGTATCTTTTAAAAACGTACGGGCTTTTGCAACCTCTTCTTTATACGCAAGTTTCTTTCTTCGAACCTCACGATCTTCATCTATATCTTCATCAAATGCAAAATTGTCTTCGATCATAAAATCGATTTCTTCTGCACTTAAATGAGATTTAGTATTTTTATAATATTCTTTTACCAGCACGTCACGATCTACATCGTCGTAATTGGTGCTTAACCTAATATAGTCTTGCATTGTTCCGCCTGTGTCCCTCATAAAATCAACTAGCTTACCAATATTTTCAGGTAAGTCAGACTGTGGCAATTGTGCTACTACTTCTTTTTCTTTACTTTCTTCGGTAACTTCTTTAAGGATTGGTTTGGATGTTCCTTCGACCATCGTTGGGCCATCTTCGGTAGATTCATCCACATCCACCTTCTCTGTGCTTTGCTCTTGAACGGCATCTGTTTCTTGATTAGGTATTACTACTCTGGTTACATTACTTGGAGCATCTATAAGTGGCTCTTTGTTTTTAGCTGCAAATTGTTCGTCAGTTAATTTTGGTTTGGTCTTAATCTTGAAAGACCCCTCCGTTTTTACATTTTGTTCGTTCATGATATGATATTATATAATTATTAAATACTTATTTAAGAAGGGTCAAATGAAGATAAATCAAATCCTCCCATTGTGTCATTGCCTTGAGACTCAAAGTTTTTAGGCATTCCTTCGTTTTGTCTTTGCTCTATTAACTCACTTTGTTGAGTTCCTTGAATTTTAACTCTTTTGTCTTTGCGATCTTCAATTTCTTTTTCTTTCTGTTGTGTAGCAGACCCTGCGGCTTGAGCTAACTGTATATTGTATTGAAATTCTGTAGCCATTAACTCTTTTTTAATTTGAGCTTCAGCTTGCATTCTTTGCATTTCAAAATTAGCTTTTGCTTGTTCTACAGCAACTTTTTCAGCAGTTAAAGCTTGTTGCTTTTGAACCTCCGACATAGCTGCTTTTTCTGCTAACTGAGCATTTGCTTGAGATTGAGCTTGTATATTAGCTTGTTGCGCTTCTTGCATTTTTTTAGCTTTTTGAGTACGCTTTAATTTAAGCATTTGATTAGCTAACTTTAAATTTTTTATACTATTAATGTCTATAACATCTTCAATATCTATTTCTTTTTGTTGTAAAGTTATTTGTATATTTTTTTGAAGCTCAGCTCTTTCTTCATCATCAGGTTCCATTTCTAAATATATACCAAAATCATGCAGGTTAAGCTTTTCAATTTCTTTAAGCGTTTCTACATTAAATGTAGATATACTATTCATTAAAGAATTTTTAGTAAGTGGAAAGTTTAAAACGTCTGCAATTTTTAAAGATATATTTTCGCAAGTACTTAAAGATAAATAAATACTAGCATCTTGAATATGCTTTGTAGCTGTATTAGAAGCATTAGCCGCCATTTTTTGCAAACCAACTAAAGCGTTTGCATCAGGCATTCCTCCATCACGAGCTTCATTTAAGCCGGTTACATCTCTGATCATCTGCATGTTATAATTGTATGCAGTTATAAGTGCTTGTATTTTACCAATACCACTTGACGAAGATAGTTCTTGAATGGGCACTTTACCTCTATTCATATCGCCGTCTTGCGTTAATGATCTACCTACAACAGAACCTGTTTGAAAATACATGTTTAATGCTTCTGCTGGATTGTAATTTGTTCCATTACCTAAATCTACTTCCGCTAAGCCATCCATATCTAAAAATATTCCATCAGGAACCATTCTAGATAACACTTGTTGCATCTTTAAATGAGTAAGCTGTATTACATCTGCAAAACCTATACACTTGCTTATAAGTGATTGTATAACTCCTTTATACATTCTCGGTGCGCACAATGAATAACTCATTTCAACACGAGTAGTATCAGCCATTGGTCTTGTCATATTTTCAGACATTTCCCATTTAAGCATCATATCTGATCCAACAACCTTAGCACCTTCATATAACACTTCAATTGATCTTGACACTCTATCAAAGTTATCATTAGCAGGAGGATTAAAAGCGTCTGTTTTTTCAATAGCTTTTTCTAATCCATTATCAGTTCTCTTTATTTTAAAAACTTGATCAGTATAAGTCTTGTACTCAAAGTACATTACTTGAACAGTATTGTAGTCGTAGTTTTCAAAGCCTCGTATAAGTCTACGGTTACCTGGTGATTTTTGGATTCTTTCTAATTCCTCGTCAGAAATTTGAGGAAATTCTTTTTTGAGTTCTGGTATAGTTATAGATTTAACTTCACCTACATAATATATGTCATCAAAGTTTGGATCTTCAGTGTAAGACCAAACGCAATAAGCAGGATCAACATACTTAACCACAATGCCTTCGGCTGGATTAAATGAAGTTTTAGTTATTCCTATACCTATATTAACCAAATCTTGATTAACCCTTGCTTTAGTTAAATCAAATTCATTTGTAGCTAATACAGTATTAATAGCCTCTTCTTCCGCTATTTCTATAGCAGGTTTGTATTTTAGCTGCATGTGTAATTCCATTTCTTCGGAATCACCTGGAAGTTGATCAGTTGGCACATTAGATTTAGCAAAAGACATGCCACTTATTGATCCAGCTATTTTTCTTTGTTCTATAGTATTTCTATCAAAAATTATTGCTTCTGCATAATCAGTTCTTTTCTTTAATGATTCAGGATCCTGAGCGTACGACGATATATCGTATTGCTTTTGCGTTATGCCATTTGCAACTATATTTGAAAATTTTGAAAGTATTGGAACTGGTTTCCAATCTAAGTTAAGATAAGATAAATCGCCATTAATAGCTAATTCATCTTTGTACTTTTGCACACTTTGTTCTCCTCTAGCATATAATCTTAAGTTATGAAAGTTGTTCCAGTTAGAAGCATATCTATTAGAACCACTACCGCCGTAATTAAACCATTCCTGTTCAATAGCTCTACTTACCTGAAGCCCGTATTCTATTGTAGCTTTTTCAGCATCACTTACTACTTGATCTGGAAATGGACTATTAGTGTTTGTACTTACATTCATTTATTACATTATTTTTGAAGTAGTTCCCTCGTTATTGTATTTTTTAAAACCTAAGTTAATTTTCTTAACTGTTATAGCTCCCTTCGGGCTGTACCTATGTTTATTGCAAGCCATTAAAGCTAGCCCTGAACTTATTGAAGCATCATGCTTTGTTCTATTGTTTATATCAAACTTAGCCCAATCCTCTAATGTTCTTTGCAGGTAAACGTCCCCGTATCCTTCTTTAGTAGCTCCTACAAAATCTTCTATATAAGTTTCAATAGCTGAAGCGTGTGCTTGTTTTATATCTTCACTTGAATTTGGTATTCCTCCAACTTCTTTTTCGGATAAAGATAATTTGTTGTAAGTTTTGTCTGGTCGATTAATACTAAAGCCTCTGTATCCTCTACGCTTTAAATAGTAAAGCAATCTAGGTTTGTTATTTTCACATAGTATTGGCATACCATAAAACACGCAAGCCATTAATACATCTTCAAAAAACATTTCAGCTGTTGAAGGTCTAGCTATATATTCTAAAAAAAAATGATTAGGAGGTGCATCTTCCATTGAAAACTTAGTTAATCCGTGTAACGCACCATTAGAACCGCCACCACCAACAACGCCACTAATATCGTAGCTGTCACAACCAAATGCTCCCATGTGCTCATTTCCAGGATGTTTGTTTCCATTTTTTATTATTACATGATTTTGTAAATCTTGATTAGGAACCCAAGTAACATAAAATCTACCATCTTTGTTTGGATAAAACATTACTCTGGTATCTTTAATTCCGTTTTCCCATTGAAAGTTACCTTGAGTAACCATTGCATTGTTTCGTAATTCATCGTTATAATCTATCTGCTGGTAGATTTTTGTTAAGTTAAATAACGATTGTTTTGCTTCATCTCTAAAAGCGTGAGCTTCTGATCTTGGAAATTGTCTATAATATTCATTAAGCGCATCTGGATCATCTTTTAATCCTTCAACTTCATTTTCCCAATGCTCTATTACCCCTTCTGTTATTTGATCTCCTTGTGGTCCGAACGTCTCTTTCTTTGGAACATCAAACACAGGATAGCCGTACTGATCAATAAAACCCTCATAATTCCATTCCATAGGAATAAAAAGTTTGTATAACCCCGTTTTAGTTTGGCCGTTCTTGTTTCTAGTTGACGCATTTGATCCATTATATAATTTCTTAAAGTTTTTACCTCCTTTATCTAAAGAGTTTGATGTTGAACCCATCATGCATTTGCCTACAATTCTACTACCTAATCTTAAACAAGTTTTTGTAACTCTCCAATTATTAAGTATGTTTGTTGGTCTTTCCCATTTACCGCTTTCATCGTGAACTAATAGCTTTAGCTTTTCCCCATCATAACTATTATCACCTGTATTCTTCCAGTCAATAGTTGTATCCAATCCAGCAAGGTCTTCAGCAACATTATTGTCATCTAATTTTCGTCTTGTAAACTTTGATGCAGGTACTCTATAAGCTAATTCGGTCTTGGGTCTATCCATACCATCTTGGATAGGCTTAAAAAAGAACGGGTAGTTAACACTAATGGGTACAACCTTGTCGGTAAACATTTTTTTAGCATCGGCCCCAGATTTGGACAAAATGCCGAATCGTGAATCACTTGATATTGTGGCCAGGTTAACTGTTTCACCTGATGCCATGAATGAAAATCCCGAACGTCTGTTCTTGAGATATGACATACCGTAACATCTGTTATCTGCTTTGCAAGCCTCCCAGAATATAAAGAATAATCTGTTTGCTTCCCGAAAGTCTGGCTTCCCAACATCAATCTTTGACCATTGCAGATACATGTAATGAGTACCAGTAATATAAGTATCCACCCCTTTATTAATAAACCAGTAACCTTCTTCTCTTCTATTAAATTCTTCATCTATATAAGGATGCCATTTTTCTTGAAAGCCATTAGGGTATTTTAACCAGTCCGCTTCACTTTTTATTTTACTTAATTCTTTAGGGTACTCACTTGCTGACCATTTGTTTTCTCCAAGATCTTTTGAGTTTTCAACTTTAGGTAAAGCAATGTGCAAATCACCTATAAGATATATATCTCCTATCTTACCTGTTTTACTTATTACGACTAAATCGTAATCTTTGTCATAGCCGTATACCCATTTCGCATAACGATTCTTTTTTTTAATCGCATGAGGCTTTATATAGTCTTTGACTATTGTGTATAATTGTTGTTCGTATGCCATTATTTAGATCTCCCCTCAGCAAAGCCTTTAAAAGCTGGTTTATTAGAATCAGATGTAGATTCAGCAATCATACTTTCTTCTTCCTGAATTCTATTTAGTATTTCAAAAGCATCAAATATGCAAAGCTTTTTAGTAGCGGCAGCGTTTTTAAGTCTGTCAGCTGATATATCTTCTTCTGAGTCAACGATCTTTTCTTTTGCTACCTTTACTAATTCTTTAATTGCTTCCCGCCCAGCGGCTATTATACTCTTCTTCGTTTCTATCGAGTTCATACTTTATAACAATATCATTTGATTTCATACAGTACATAATCTGATCGTCTATAACAAATTCCCATTCGCTATTAGGTGTAAATCCAATTATGTCTCCTGGATTGATTCCAGACTCCTTTAAGGAGTTATTACCTATTTTAAGTATACCAATAAGATCTGCAGTTTTTTGACTGCTTAAAAGGTCTTTGTTTTTAACAGGAGCAACAAAGCACCTATCTCCAAACGAATTCCAAGATTTATCTTTTTTATATAAGTATATTTGATCTATAGCACACATAAAAAGATCATCTTTTAAGAATGACCTACTGTTCTTTTTAATTCCTTTCATGTCATAAAACACTCTAAACACGTTGTGATGCACAACTATTAAATCACCTTTCTTTATAGGCGTTGCAAATGCTGCCGGTGTTTCCACTACTTCAGCTATATTGTTAACATGTTTAAAACTTTCTATAGAGCTATTTGTTATAAGGGTTTGCTCTCCAACCTTAACCTCATTATCATATCTTTTGCCTACAGGCTTAATGATAAAATCGTATATGCTCCTCATTAATATTCCAAGTCATACTCAACGGATATTGCCATGTTAGAATTAAACTTCTTCCATGGCATTACCTCGTCTACTTTTTTTATAAATATATTATAAGAATTATCAGACTCTTCAAACATTATATGAGAAATTTCGTGACCGCCATAAACTGTCTGTTTAACAGAGTAATGCATTGCTTCGTTCTTGTAGTCAGCCCCGATACTAATTTTTCTTATAATATTATTCATAATATTATTCTTTAGGCGCTACAACCTCTTCATAGCTTCCATCAATTAAATTGATATTGATAGGTCCATACTTTTCTTCAATAGCTTTTTTAGCTTCTTCCATGTCTTTTTCAAGCATATTAACTTGGTATATAGCTTTAGCTTTTTGTACTTCCATTCCGCCAATACTATTGCAATACTTTTGTAATTCAGACTGCAAAGTTTTTACATTTTCTAACTCTTCGTTAGTAATTACTTTAACTGCATCTTCTACTTGTGATTTCATTTTTTTTACTTTACTCATTTTGATTTAATTTAATTGTTAATATTAATTTTTATTTATTTACCTACTATTAAGTTTGTTGCTGCAGCTGCTCCTGGTATTAAAACGTAGTCTACTACTACAGGTAGAATTGATCCTGCTTGAGCACCCACAAATTCTATAGCGTCTGCTGCAGTTGGATTTAAACTTGTAACTCCATCTACTCTAAATGTTGCGTTAACTCCGCCCCCGGTTACGGTTACAATGTCTCCTAGCCCGTAATTTGTTCCAGCCGCATTTATAACCACTGAAGTTATAACACCTCCCGCTGCAGTTGTATTTACTGTTAGCCCTGCTCCATTGGATGCCGGCACAATACTAGTTACAGTAGTAGCTACTCCATTTGCTGTAGTATATCCTGTTCCGCCAGATACTAATGTTAAATTAGTTACTGTATTTTGAGCGCCTACCGTGCCAGCTATAATTACTCTTACTGTTCCGGTTACACCTACATATACCGATGAACCCGTTAGATTAGTTCCTAATGTTCCTGATTGATTTTCAAAAAACCAAGCTGATCTTGAATCTATATTAAGGGTAGGAATCCAGGTTTGTCCTCTGGATATAAAGCTATCTACTATTGGAAATTGTCCCATTTTTATGTATTTTTGTTATTCATTATTTGTTTACCTTTCTCCCAAGATCTTCCTACAAAATAAGCACCGTAAGCAGTTACTAGTAATGTTTGAATTATTGGTATGTATTCTTTTGCTATTTTAAATTCCCCAATGTTCCCATCTGTGAAAGCTAGCAGCGTAAATATAAACGTAAGGTACACAAGTACCATTGGTCGTATATTTTTTGCTAACCAACTATCCGAATTCATGTCGGATTCCCATCTTGAAGTTACTTCTCTTTGAGCGTTAGCTTCTGCGGTTTCAAGAATTATTTGTATTTGCTTGTTAGCTTCAAGTTTTTCTTCTTTTGTTGTAGTGAACTTATCAATAACATCACCTACCTCCTTGATTACACTACCAGTAAGCCATGCGAATAATTTGTTCATAATGTTTTTTTAAAAAAAATCTTGCGGAATAATTAAATCCCGCAAGACTATTTAATTAATACTATGCTATTGCAGCTTGTGCAAAATACATTCTTACCTGTGGAGCAGCTCCATCAAGTGCTAATTGTACCATAGAAGAAACTCCTCCAGGATTAGCTGTTAACGCTCTATTAACAGATTGAGAAGGCATGTCTTGTACAACCGCTGGCACTATTGGTACATTTGCTGCAATTGTTGCTGCAACTGTGCTTACAGACGTTGATGTTGTAAAAGTCCAGGCTCTTTGAGCTCCAGCTCCAGAACCCGCTTTAAGTGTAACTACTACAGTAGATGCAGCAGCTCCATCTACTATGCTTTCGATGTCATCTACATTTACTAAGATGTCTCTTGATCCGTTGCTTCCTGTTAATGCTTCTGCATTTTTAATTGGAAATTTAATAAATTTTGCCATTTTGTTTTTGTTTTTGTTTTTGTTTATGTTTATGTTTGACTAGGTTTATACAGTCCTATTCTGTTATTTTTATTTATAGCTTCCCTTAGCTTTATTAGGACGTTTTTTAGTTGACGCTTTTCTAGCTATTGGATTATCTTTTAATAGATTTATTCTTTCTTGTCTAGCCGATTCTGCTTTTCCGCTTTTTCTAGCTGCTTTTTTCGTTTTACCTTGTACTGTAGCTTTTATTGCTTTACTAGTTTTCTTTAGGTCTTTCTTTTCTAGTTTTGCTGCTTTACGAACTACTTTTTTTACCTCTTTTACTTTAGCCTTCATAGCAGACTTCTTTTTTACTACTTTTTTCATAACTATTTATTGTTTTTATATTTTTTATAATTATCTGTTGTTATGCCAGTGCTTACTTAGTGGATGACCATCTTTTTTTTCTTTGTCTGTTCTGTGAATTGCTCCCTTAGCATCATAGATTAACTTTTTGTCATTTTTAGCTGTTTCACCACCGTAGCGTTTTGCTTGTTTCTTTGCATCGTAAATAAGTTCACGTTCGTGCATCATTTTTTTGTCGTACTTGTCCATGGTTTTGTTTTTGTTTATGTTTATGTTTATGTAATTCTAGAAGTTCTTCTACCCATACCAGTTCTTTTCTTTTCTGCTACAGCTTTTCTTTTTTGCTCTGGAGACATTTCGCTCCATATTTTAGGAGTGTTTTTACTTATTCTTTTAGAAGGTCTACACTTTTTAGTGTTTTTGT